ACATATAAAAAGACATATAAAAAGTTTGGTGGAGATAGTATATCAACTACCGATGTTAAACAATTCAATAAATTTTTTAAATTTTAAATAGGTTATATAATGGAAAAAAGTAAATTACAATCATTTATCAATCGATATTATCTTGCTGGTAATTGCGAAGCGGTAATATTAAAAGAAAATGAAAACGGGGTAGGTTGTGAACTTATCGATATGGATCAAACCGTCGTAGGAAAGCTTCAGTGGAACACGACTCCTTTTATGAAAGGCGAATTAGGTATTAATCATACCGGATCATTAATAAAAATGTTATCAGCTGTTGGTGAGAATATCAATATTGACGTACAAGATTCTGCAGGCAAAAATTATGCAATGAAAATTAGTGAAGGTAGTACAAGAGCAACTTTTATGTTAGCAGATACAACCGTTATTCCAGCAGTTCCTGCAATTAACGCAGAACCACCATATGAAGTAACATTGCCTATTGATGATGCATTTATGAGTAAATTTATCAAAGCAAAAAATGCGTTGCCTGATGCAAAGAATTTTGCAGTTCAAGTAGTTAATGGAGAAATTAAATTTATTATTAATTATTCAACCGTTAATTCAGATAATATTACATTTGATGTTGGAACGACCGATGTTACAGATTTAGATCCAATTTGTTTTAGTGCCGATAAACTCAAGGAAGTATTGGTAGCAAATAAAGGTGATAATGGAACAATGCATGTATCAAGTCAAGGATTATCTAGAATTGATTTTAGCGGAAATGACTTTGAATCTAACTATTGGCTAGTTCAATTACAGAATTAATTATGACAGTTAGAGTAATAAATAAATCAGATAATGACTTACCTAACTATGAAACAATGGGTAGTGCAGGATGTGATGTTAGATCTAATCATGATGCAACTATAAATCCAGGTCATAAATTATTAGTTAAAACAGGATTATATGTTGAAATTCCAGTTGGGTACGAAATTCAAGTAAGACCTAGAAGTGGATTAGCATATAGTAAAGGAATAACTGTATTAAATAGTCCTGGTACAATAGATGCAGATTATAGAGGAGAGATTGGTGTAATTTTAATTAATCACGGAAATGAACAAATATTTCTAGAAAAAGGAGAACGCATCGGTCAATTAGTATTAAATAAAGTTGAACAAATAGAATGGAACTCAGTATTAGTGTTAACAGACACTGATAGAGGTAAAGGTGGATTTGGTTCAACGGGAAAACAATAAAATATGTTTGGAGTAACAGAAAATACATTATGGGTAGAATCCTTCCGCCCAGATACAATGGATGGGTATATTGGTAATGAGCACATTATTGACAAAGTTAAAATATTCATTAAGAATGGTGATGTTCCACATTTATTGTTCTTTGGACCAGCTGGTACTGGTAAGACTACATTAGCAAAAATTATTGCTAATAGTGTTGAAGCAGATATGATGTATATTAATGCGTCTGATGAAAACTCTGTTGACGCTGTAAGAGATAAGATTAAACGATATGCATCAACTGTAGGATTTAAACGATGGAAGATTGTTATATTAGATGAAGCAGACTATTTGACTCCAAATGCTCAAGCAGCTCTTAGAAACTTAATGGAAACATATAGCAAGACTACTAGATTTATACTAACATGTAACTATGTAGAGAAAATTATAGATCCAATTCAAAGTAGATGCCAGACATTTGCAATTACGCCACCTAATAAAACTGATGTAGCAAAACGATTGGTTACTGTGTTAGATGAAAAGAAAGTATCGTATAATGTACAAGATATTGCAGCAATTATTAATGCATCATATCCAGATATTCGTAGAGCAATTAATGCAGCACAAGCATCAGTAGTGGATGGCACATTACAATTAGACAAAGCAAGTGCTATACAGGCAAACTATATGACTGAAGTATTAGAAATGCTTAAAAATGCTAAAGACAAAAAAGCAACATTTAATAAAGTAAGACAATGTATTGCAGATAGTAAAGTTAAGGACTTCACACCATTATATACATTTTTATATGACAATCTAGACGAGTTTGCTACGGGACATATTGCTGCAATGATATTAATTATCGCAGAAGCTCAATTTAAAGATGCAACTGTAGTAGACAAAGAAATAAACATAATGGCAATGTTTGTTAATATTATGAATGAATTATAAGGCAAGTAGTAATGAATCAACTCAATTCAAATATTAAGCCAACCGATATGCAACCTATTATATGCAAAGAGTGTGGAGGTATGTATTTTCGTCAGGTAATGGCAATTAATAAAGTTTCAAAATTCTTAACAGGACAAGACAAAGATACTATGGTACCAGTACCTGTATTCAGATGTGATGACTGCGGTGCTATACCAGAAGAATTTCAACCAGTAAAAATAAAGAAAAATGACAAGTAAATTTGAAATTGGCGATAAAGCTATAAAACCCAAAGGATATGATTTTCCATGTACTATAGTATCAGTGTTTACTACAGTTAAGGGAGATATTCGTGTTGTAGGAGAAATGGACGACTACGGTCTATTACATATATTCAATGAAAATCAATTAGAATTAGCAAAATAAATATATGCACGAAATATTTCACATTATCGGATTATGTCCTGATCATTTTAGTCATACAAATTTAATTGATATTGTTATGGCAAATCACGAAAACATATCACAATTTAATCCTAATCTAATAATAAAAAAACTATGGCAGAAAAGATCTTAAAAGGACCAATTACTATTGTATTTAAAACTAGTAATCGCACCAATGCTCGTGTAAAAATGAAAACATATAAAAAAAAGAGTATTGATGATATTTTAACTGCAAAAAAATTGGTTGGCGTCCCAGAAAATGCTATAATATTAGAAATGGGAATGGGTACCGAGTTTGAAAAACAATGGAAACAAAAATATAAATTATAATGGCAAGTATATTTGATTTTATAAACGGCGTAACTAGTAAAAAGAAAAAGTGGGAAGAATGGTCGGAACCAGATCAAAAAAAGTTTGCTCCATTTATTGTGAATAGGTGGCTATCAATGAGAATGGAACTAACTGATTTAGTTAATGAACTTCAATGTTATACTATTGGTCAATTGAAGCCTAGAGATACATATAAATTGTATCATGATCTATTACCAAGTAATAAAGCATTTGCTAAATATATAAAAGGCAAAAAATCTGATAAGTATGATGTTAAACTAATACAGCAATTTGCAGAGCATTATCAAGTAAGTAAATCTGAAGTAACTGAATATTTAGAATTATTAGATAAAGACAGTTGCGATCGAATACTTTCATTATATGGATATAATAAAGCAGAAAAAAAGAAATTATTGAAAGGAATAAAATGAGTATAAAAGAAATACCATTCGCACATACCCAAAAACATTATATCGGTAAGGATAGTCTATATAAATTTGCAACAGAGTGGGAACTCAATGCATATGAATTTGATATTCTTAAACGAATTGTAAGATGTCGACATAAAGGTAACTTTGAACAAGACCTAAATAAAACTAAAGACGTAATTGATATATATCTTAAAGAGTTTAAATAATTAGGTTATTAGCAATATTTTTCTTATATTAATAATAAAAGAAGTAATATGGCAAATCATGTTTATACTAATATTCATATACGATTCGAAGATGAAAAAGCGTGTCGTAAATTTGAATCCGATATTTTGCAATATGATAAATGGATGAATAGTCCTGATACAGATGACTCTGTAACTACATATTGGCAACGAATTACGAAACTACAAGATGCATATTTTAACATAATATGTCCTGATGTAGAACAAACAAGGTCTGATTATATTGAAAAGTTGGGTGCAAAATGGATATCTTTCGAAGATATCGACATCGACGAATTAGAAATTAATTTAAACATAACTTCAGCATGGAGTCCAGCCCATGGTTTATTTGCGAGAATATATGATCATGTTTCAAAGATAGACCCAGATGCTAGTCTACTAATTGATTATGAAGATGAAGGATTCAATTTTATTGGTGCTGCATCATATAATAAATTTGGTGATGATTGGGATGAATATGAACCAAGCGACGAAGATTTAGACTTACTCAATGAAAATTCAGGCGGTATTGATCGCAGTGATGAATTTTATGAGATAATTAATGATCGAATGTCTGAATTAATAGATTGTGTATTGTATAATACTAGTTTCACATTAAATGGATCTGATGAGTAAAGAAAACGTAAATTATATTAGTCCGGTTTATAGATTAGCAGTAAGAGATCCAAAGTCGGTGCCAACTAGAATTTCATATTCACAATGGTCAATGTATGAAAAATGTCCATTGAACTGGAAGTTAGCATATATTGATCGATTAGCACCATTCACGGCATCTATTGATACTGTCTTTGGAACTGCATTCCATGAGACACTGCAACACTTTCTAACGGTTATGTATACCGAGTCTGTAAAGAAAGCAGATGCAATAGATTTACCAGACTTATTAATGGAAAATCTTAAAATTGAATACAGTAAATGTGTTGCTGATCGTAACGGTGAGCATTTTTCGAATCCACTACAGTTAGCAGAATATCATGAAGATGGTGTTGCTATATTAGATTGGTTCAAAAAGCGTAGAGGACAATATTTTTCGAGTCGTGATTATGAGTTGCTAGGAATAGAAATGGAATTGTGTACTCCAGCATCTCAAAAGAATTCATCAGTTTATTGGTATGGTTTTATGGATTTAGTGTTACGACATAAGCCTACTAATACTATAGAAATTTTTGATATTAAAACTAGCAGAATGGGCTGGAATAAATATCAGAAAGCAGACTCATTAAAGTCAGCTCAATTAGTTACATATAAAACATATTTCTCAGAACAATATGGTGTTCCTAAGGAAAATATCAATGTAGAGTTTTTCATAGTTAAGCGAAAGCTAATGGAGAATTCAATGTTTCCTCAAAAACGGATTCAACAACATCGACCAGCATCAGGTACGGTTACACAGAAAAAAATACAAAAGCGTATAGACGAATTTATAGAAACATGTTTTGATGCCGATGGAAATAAGAATAAAGAAAGAGAGTATTTGGCACTTGCTGGCAAAGGAGCTAAACACTGCAAATGGTGTCCATTTAAAACTGATTATGAAAATTGTCCTAAAGAAAATAGGATTCGAGAATAGTTTTTTATATTATATAGTATATGTATAAACCACATAAACATAAACACGTATATGTATATGATTTTGTTTTGAGTAAACACAAATCACATAGTAATGGATATACGAAGTGCGAATATACTTTGTGTACTGACATTACTGGACCTAACACTAAACAGAATAGAAAATTATTAGAAATTGGTTTACGTATATCATATAATCATTATCCAAAAACAGTTAAGTTTGCATATGAAAAATACGACTAACGTTGCAGTTATAGGAAACAAGAATTGGCAAAATCGCCGAAAAGTTCAAGAAACATTGCGAGGATTAAAAAATAAATTCGAAGACGTTGTAATTATCGGAGCTGGTGGCTCTGATGGTGCTAATAGTATGATTAGAAAATATGCATTAGAATTTGGAATGAATTATAAAGAATATAATCCATCATATTCAGGATACAATCTATATTCAGCAATGCCAAAGACATATTATGGCAAATCATATCACTTTAGTCAATTACATCACAGAATGAAACTCATTGCACAGAATTGTGATTACATGATTATCATGACAAATGAATCCAAAATGGATCCGTTTCTAAAAACAGCATATAGTAATATTAATAAACAAAATAAACCGGTGGTTTTACTAGGTTGATATTTATATAAAAGTTATAAGGAGTTTAAATGGAGTTACCAAAAATACAAACAATAGACAACAACAAATCTACAAAAAAGAAAATTTTATTATTATCCGATGATTTTCGATTACCTAGCGGCATCGGAACTATCAGCCGAGAAATTATTTTAAAAACAGTACATCATTATGATTGGATACAGTTAGGAGCTGCACTACAACATCCAGAACATGGTAAAGCACAAGATGTATCGAAACAAATTCAAGAAGAAACTGGTATAGCTGATGCTAATGTAAAAGTTATTCCATGGACGGGGTATGGTGATAGAAACGTATTATTTTCTATAATTAATCAAGAAAAACCAGATGTAATTTTACACTTTACAGATCCTAGATATTGGACATGGTTATATTCATTAGAACATGAGATTAAAACTACATATGGTATACCAATAGCATATTATTCAATTTGGGATGATCTACCATATCCAATGTGGAACGCCCCTTATTACGGTAGTTGTGATTTGATTATGGGAATCAGTAAGCAATCAGATAATATACATAGAGAAGTTCTTAAACAGAACGGATTTGGGGTATGTGATTATGATAAAACAACCAAAGCAAAAAATAATGATATTATTACTGGATATGTGCCTCATGGTTTAGATCACAATATATATAAACCACTTCCAGACAATGACCCAGCATATGTTAAAATATTAGAACAAGTAAAAACAAACAATGATGCTGAATTTGTAGTGTTTTGGAATAACAGGAATATTAGAAGAAAACAACCAGCAGATGTAATTTTATCGTTTAAAATGTTCAATGATATGTTACCAGAAGAGCAGCGATCAAAAACAATGTTATTGATGCATACCACAGCAGTTGACACAAATGGAACAGACTTAAGAGCAGTAGCAAAACACATTGCCCCGAATTGTAAAATTGTATTTTCTGAAGCAAAACTCTCAATACAAGATCTCAACGCAGTATATAACTCAGTAGATGTAGTAATTAATATAGCCAGCAATGAAGGATGGGGACTGAGTAGTACCGAAGCATTATTATCTGGAACTCCTATCATTAATAATGTTACTGGTGGTTTACAAGATCAGTGTGGATTTAGAGATGAACATGGGAAATTAATCGAATTCACTCAAGACTTTCCAACTAATCATAAAGCAAAATATGTAGATCATGGAGTATGGGTGAAGCCAATATTTCCTAGTAATAGATCAATACAAGGATCTGTAGCAACTCCATTTATATTCGACGACCGAGTTCAATCAGAACATGTAGCAACTGCAATATATGATTGGTATATTACTGAGCCAGAACAAAGAAAGGCAGCTGGTTTAGCAGGAAGAGAGTTTTGTTTAGAGAATGGATTAACTTCTGAGCAAATGGGTAATAAAATGATTGAAATGATGGACATGTTAATAAGTCGACCAATAACACGTCCTAGATACACATTTAACAAAGTAGAAGAAAAACAATACGAAAACATAGGAATAGCATAATGAGAAAAGTAGTTATATCATCGCCAGTCGCAACACAATCTGGTTACGGACATCACGCCCGAGAAATTATTAAACAGTTTATAGATAAAAAAGGCAAAGAATGGGAAATTAACCTACTATCAATGCCGTGGGGCAATACACCATTTACATATCCTATACCAAGTGATTGGAAACAACGATTTGTCGGATTACCATTACAGACTAAACCGGATATTTGGGTACAAATAACAGTACCAAATGAGTTTCAAGCAGTTGGTCAATATAATATAGGAGTAACTGCTGGTACAGAAGGAAATGTTTGTAATCCAGAGTGGATTGATCGAATCAATCAGATGCAATTAATAATTGTACCAAGTGAATTCACAAAGAAAACATTTGAAGATACTGCAGCACAATCAGGCAAACCTATAACAACAAATATTCAAGTTATTTCAGAATATTTTGATGATACTGTATATAGCAATAAAAACGTAACAACATCAATACCAGCATTAGATTCAATTAAAGAAAAGAATGCATTCTTAATGTGTGGTCATTGGCTACAAGGTAATTTAGGAGAAGATCGAAAAAATATTAGTGGTGCGTTGCATTGTTTCTTTACGGCGTTCAAAGACAAACAAAGATCTACGCAACCAGCATTGGTATTGAAAACTAGCGGTGCAACATATAGCATAACAGATCGATGGGAAATTGAAAAAAAGATAGAACAAGTACGAAATACTTTTGGAAATGAAGTACACAAACTACCTCCAGTATACCTATTGCATGGAGATTTGACTAATGCAGAAATGAATGCGTTATATAATCATCCCAAGATTAAAGCAATGGTATCATTTACCAAGGCAGAAGGATTCGGAAGACCGTTACTCGAATTTGCATCAACAGGGAAGCCTATCATGGCTCCACATTATTCTGGCCAGGCAGACTTCTTGAAAAAAGAATTTATATGTGCATTACCAGGAACAATGACAAATATACATGAATCTGCAGCAAATGATTTTCTTTTAAAAGAAGCACAGTGGTTTACAGTTGATTATGGATATGCTAGTAAAATGTTTGTTGATATACTAAAGAATACTAAGAAATGGAATGAGTTATCAAAAAGACAACGATATTTTGTTAATAGTAACTTTACTGAAACGGCTATGATGAAGCGGTATGATGAAGTATTAGAAATTATTGACGCTGGAACTGAATCTATTCCAAAACATGTAGAATTAAAACTTCCTAAATTAGAATTGCCAAAACTACAAAAAGTATAGGATTTTTGATATAAATTTTATATTATATATATATGAAGATAAGTTACGCAATTACCGTCTGTAATGAATTCGAAGAAATTCAAAAGCTAATTCCGTTTTTATTAGAAAATAAACGAGAGGAAGATGAAATTGTTATACAACAAGATTCACGTGGTAGTGTTAAAGGATTACCTGATGTTAAAGTTAAAGAATATTGTGAAGGGTTAAGTAATGTTAAGTATATAACATTTGATCTAAACAACCACTTTGCTAATTTCAAAAATAACCTAACAGATAATTGCACTGGAGATTATATATTCCAGATAGATGCTGATGAGATACCTACCACGTATATGTTGGATATGATACCTGAAGTATTAAAACATAATGACGTTGATGTGTTAAAGGTTCCGAGAATAAATACGGTAGAAGGACTCACACAAGAACATGTAGATAAGTGGAATTGGAACGTTAACAATCAAGGTTGGGTAAACTTTCCAGACTTTCAATGGCGTGTTTATAAGAATGATAACAAGATAAAATGGAAAAATCCAGTTCACGAAGTATTAGACGGTTATCAAACAATAAGTTATCTTCCAACAAATGAAGAGTGGTGTTTACGTCATGATAAGGT